TGTATCTTCGTCCCTGGACACCAGGGGACCTAAATCAATTCGCTAGCCCTAAAGGGGGCACGAAATTGAAACCACTCAAAGAGTAGTCATCGGCAGCACCCATCCAAATGGTCGTAGGTGCTAAAGCTAAGGCAGCAACAGTGTTAGCTGTGCCTGTGAAAGCCGACACGCGCATACCCAATACGGGACCACGCCTGTTGGCCTGAGTGGTGGGTTTAAAGAACGCGCCACCAAACGCGTTTCGGAAGAAGGTAGGATTTATACTAGGCAACTCCACTTCATAAGCTCCGTGAGAAGCGTTGGAAAGTGGGGTCGTCAAGTCAGAATTAACTCCCTCAAATAAAGCATAACCCTGCGAAGGCGTGCCAGTAGCCGTAGCCAAGTCCCAAGCTGAGTAACCGAAACCTGACGCGGCCCAGCCCAGACCTGCGCTAACCCACGACTTGAAAGAATTCGTATTGTGAACCTGTAGCGCGGCACGGTAGCCTCCGCGTTGCGCTAAAAAGGCCTGCTCAAACCACGATGCATAAGTGTACCCAGTCATGGTGGCAGAGCAATTAGACGCAACGACTATTTGGAAGGGCGTTTGACTAGCATTAGACGGAATCGGCGGATAAGCGGGAACTAGGAACTCGTAAGCTCCGAAGAAATTCGCCGCTAAAGATCCGGCGGTACACGAAACCGTCATAGCCGGAGTCATTACCTTAGCTAACTCTTTGACGTCCTCTATAGCTTCACCAACCGACACTAGATATGGTACCCTCTCGGATTGCATCTCGAGTGGTTCATCCTCCGCATCGGCCGGGAGCACTGCAGGCGCTGTATTGTCAAACGTGGCTTTATACGAATTGACGTTAGTGATATATGGGCGTGCTACACGAAAATCGGGACACGCACGACACTCAACTACTATATATACAGGGGGTACTGTCGAGTTGGACGATACCAGCGGCGCCTCCACGAAAATCTGCAACTGACCGTTCATCACGGTATCCACATAAGTAGTGGAAGTACTAGGAATGAACGTCTGAATGAGATTGGGGGTCATGGGGGCAACGGCTGCCGGAGTGTTAACTGATATGAAAGGAACAGGTTTCTTCCAGTCAGCACAGAAAGTCGTTTCTGTCTTCCCACACACATCAAGGATCTTTGATGGTACACGTGATAGGTTGGCATTAAAGGAGCTAGAACTCACGGTAGTGCTACCTGGCACGTGTACAATTCGCAAGGTCCCCTTATGAAACGGGGAAGCCCAGACAGTGATCTTATACTCAATACCTCCGCCCCACCACATAAATGGGGCAGCGGCAAAAGCCAAAGGAGTTGGGACAGTCAGGTTTGTAGAACCGGGTTGAGTCGCCAACACTGGGGTCACCATGATCCTAGCCAAAGGGCCAGTTCGATTGGTAGTTCCTTCCCAAAGATACCTACCGACGTAGCCCCACCGTTGAGCAATGTTGATGATCTTGGTATCCTCTTCGGAACCTAAACCGACCAAAGCTGGGTTAACGGCTAGTCCACCTAGGGGATCCGTACCGGACTTATAACCAAAGAACCGGGAGGCACGAGTGGCCGCAAAGTCTGTATTAGCCCTCGCAACCACCGCACCAACCTGATCAGTTACCAAGGGCTTCGAAAAACCCATGGCAGATAGGACAGGAGGCGCAACACGGCTCATTAAATCAAATGTAGTATCATACTTAGACTTGAAGAGCTGATATTGTCGCATAGCCATCGTGGCTACAGACCCGGCAGCTGTTGTGCTCGCTTCAGCGGTCCTTTCGGACTGGAGGGGCACACCAACACAAACTTCGACATCCTCCATCCAGGCGTAAATGTTTAAATTAAACGGTCGGAAGGGGGGGGCCGTAGTTTGGTAAGGGGACAATGGGACCCAACCAGCGGCTAAAATATACGAGTTACCAAAAGGAGGGTTGCTAATAGGCAACCAACCCAAATTGGAAACCAGTGGACAAGTCAACTCGTACTTTCCAACGGCCGATAAATCAATGTCCACATGGGGAACTTGCGTTGCGTGGGACACATCATCAATTAGGAAACGTGGACGGGAAACGTTACCGAATGACACTAGGTCAGCGACCGGAAGAGGACGTAAAAAGAAACGAAACGCTCCGTACTGGAATGGTGTTCCAGTAACGTCAAGGAGTATCTTAAACTTTCCACGCAAATATCCGTACGGTTTAAGGTACGTGTTCACTCTCTGGTCAGCGAACCAGGTGACAAAAGGGTCTGGAATCTCAACAGACGCATTAGAATCGGTTAGTGTATACTGTGCCAAAAACGTTGGACGGCCCAACATGTGGGCCATATCCATGGACACTGGCTCAACTACCAAGTCTGGTAAGTTCTGATTAGGTAGTCCAGCATTCTCAGCACCTCGAGCGGCAATATCAACATTAATCACTGATTCAGAAGAGGGAGAAAAGGGTGTATAAGTATTTAATTCAGTAGAGGTCATTATATTCAAACATCAGGAGTACCTCGTTACTCTGTGTTCATATCCGACATGAGCAATAAGCTCCATCTGTCGTGGTCCTTCTCGTCACCTACTGCGGAAAATTGGTTCTGAGTGTAACTACCACGACTCAAGGGGTTACCTACCTTTCGGTTAGACCCACTTGGGCAGCTTCCTTGCGGAATAACTACAGTTGGCTCTTCAACCATAAAGTAGTCCACACACTGCTGAAATGTGCGGTTTTTCCACGGAAGCTTTAACTCTCCCATGGATGTTGACAGAATGCTTGTGAACTCATCATAAGTATCCCGCCCCCACAGAAACGCTTCTAATTGTACTGTTTCAGATACAATCGAGCAGCGCTCCGTGTCACCTATGGAACTCTCCAGACGCCACATAAGGCATCTGAACAGTGTCTCTCTCTCAATGGGGGCGACCCACCGCCCCAAAAGATCATTATAACGAAAAGAACGCTTGAGAAACGTTACTTGTTCGAATTGATCATAGGGCTGTAGTTCCTCTCCCTTTCGAGAAGAGGTCATTTCATAACCAAATATGGCCATTCCATCACGGAGATCAAGTTGAGTGAAGCCCAAAGATTTGCTCAAAGACAACACAAAGTCATCACCGTACAACAATTTAGTGTGTGCGGGGACTTTCCCGATTCTCATGATGAAAATTGCGTCAATTAGGGCCCCGTGTATGAGACAATTGATAAAGGTGGTGAGAAACCACCCCGATCCCAACTGCTCATCCGAAACGAACACGTCGCCGCGGTAAACAATCAAGTGGTGCGCGGCTGACCGAACGAGGTTACCGGCGATTAATGCCTCCTCGGGGGCATAACCGCACGCCAAACACAATCCGTACAGTTCATCCGCACAAGCGTAGAAGAACTCGGCACGATGTTTCGCGTCATACTTCTTCTGATCGCCGGAAAAATAGCCATCATACGTCAACAGAGATTTTGCCAATTTGTCCCATTCAGGACCGAAGCAGTTAACTCCGGGCATCATCCCAGTCGACTCACGCTGGTCATAGAAAATCTTCATGATTGGGAGCAAGTACTTGCGCCCAAGCATATTGATCTCGCCGCTACAAACGGCAAATAGGCGCGTGGCAGCCGTCTCCGATTTCTCGAGAGTTACCACCTCGTCCTTAGGAATCATATGCTCAAGAACACGCACAGGGGCTCTTAGGAGAGCTCTTTCAGTCTCCACTATCGCAGATACGAGATCGGGGTCAACCTTATAAGTCGAACCTTCGCGAACCACAAGCTTAGACTTCGGGCTCTTCCCGATGAACGTCCACGGGAGACCCATGGACGTAGCCAAATTCAAAGGCCCAGCGTAAGCCTCACCCGTACCGGCAAACATCTCGTCGTCGGTAAGTGGGGACACACGAACGGGCTTAACCGTCTGCATGTAACTTTTCAAACCTGCCACAAAATCCGCCGTGGGCGGACCAGCGCGGTTGGGGTTACCTGAGTAACGGCTAATAAAGGGGGTGCACCACTTGCCGTCATGCACGAGCCCCCGCCCTAAAAAGGGAGGAGCCCACACTTTCGGCGCTTTGGGTGCAAAATAAGGGTAAAGCAAAGTTTTCACAGCGCAGGATTTGTTAGTTCCGACGATATAATCTCTAAGCCTACCCAAAGGTTGAATGGACAAATTGGGAACGTCCAGGACTGTAGTCTTGGAATCCAATGGGTCCATAGTGGCCGATTGCAAAGTGGCTGCAGCCACAGGCGACAAGGCGACCTCAGGCGCGGCGAAGCGCGCAAAATCACTATGGAACAATGGCATAACCACAGCATCGTTGTTCTTGGTGGACAAGTGGCAACCAATGATGACCAACTTTCCACGTACCTCCCCGTAGTAAAGGGAGCCACAATCGCCAGCCTGCCCAGGGCAGTTGACAACCTTATAACATGCGCGATTGACGCCACACGCTACAGCCGGATTCGCGAACACCATAGTCTCCGTCGCATCCAGATCACAACCACCCGCCGGGGCTCCGCGGAAGTGCATCATGTGCACCCCGCCAAGCTTGTCACCAAAATGATTAAGTAACGCTCTTCCAGGAGCGTCAACCATCTTGACGACAATAAGGTCGCAATTCGGTAAGACCTGGGCGTTTCCACCCGGGGCCAAATCGACCATGTGCATGCGCTTGTAGGAGATGATTCCATCGTGCCCAACTTCCAACTGGAACTTATCCGGCAAAAAGCCAGTTAGATAATTCCTAGCTATATGAGACGGGAACGCAAAGTGCGTACCCGAGATCTTGAAACCAAAAGCCCGCTGGCTCTCGCCCTCAACCAATACCTTAACCGGAACCGTAGCAGATCCGACGATTGAATGGAATTGTTCCAGAGTTGGGCCAACAGGTATCTCTTTTACATCAACACGCGCATAACCAACTGCAAACTGATTCGCACGTTGGACGGTGCTCGGTCGCGGCTCACGGATCAACTCAAGTTCACGGAGGCGGCCCTCACGAAGTAGGTTTATCGGGTTTTCACCGACTACGGCTTCCGTGCGAACTGTCTCATCATCCTCGTCATTATCGGCAACGAAATATCGAACTCCCTGCACAACGGCGAAAACCGTGAGGAAGTACGATACAAACTTGCCAAATGTTTTCAGGTACTCGAGCACCTTACGACCCTCGAAGCGAACCTCACGCAAGGAGCGGATCGCCTCGGAACCCAGATCACCAGCCTTGTAGGCGGCAATCTCTAGTGCCGTAGATGAGCGCTCAGCAACCGCATTCAAACGGAAGGCAAGGCGCGCGACGGAAACTGCCGCCATGCCAAAGGCACCTATAGTGCTATTGGTTAGGCAGCGCTCCCAGTCAAACTTCGAGTAACTTGATGGTACATAATCCATAAAACCCTGCAGCTCGACTGGTTTTTCCGTGTAACAACAAGTGCACCCCGGATGGGGGTCCACTTGCCCATTATGACTACGCCGCGCGAAACCCAACTCACACGGGGGCTCCATCTTGCGCTTCAGGCGCTCGACGTGATCGAGGCGATACTCGGAGTATATCTCCGAGAACCACTTCAAAAACTCGGTTCTAGTCGAGAAAGTCACCAACTTCTCGCCGCCATTGAAGATCAAACGTTGACCCTCAACGGAAGCTCCAACGTGTACAGTCCACTCACACAGAGTGTCACTGTGCAACCGCGAGGGATATCCTCGCGATGTCCACTCGGCGAAAGACAGCGCCTGATTCTCTTTCGAGAACAGGTTAACTGCCTCGCCATTTGGGGTAGTGAAAGGCCATGTGTGGAGGGACGTGAACGGCGACTGACCGATAGGTAGGCCACATCGTGCGAAATAATCCCTTGCGAATTCGTTTGGCTCCACAGACACGTAGTAAGTTACGCGCCGAGCAACTTGAACAACATCATACTCTTGTATAGTGAGAGTATCACGATTCGTGGTCGCAAGAACCAACTTCGCATTAACCTTCGTTCGAGCCTTGTCTTCGATGGATGCCATTGACGGCGTTCCACCATAAATATTCACGAACTCGGTTACCAAAGAAGGCAGTAGATTTCCAACTCTAACCGCATGTACATCCTCTAGCACTAAAACGTCTTGATTGACATATCCTTGCCAGAATGCCTGCTGCGGGTCGAGAGACTTGCGATAAGTTCGCATGTTGGCCGCCGTCAAAAGCTCTTCCCCACGAAGGAGAGGCTCATGCACATGAGTAGCCAACATAGCTAACTCAGGAATGATATCAGTCTTACCGAATCCAGGGCTTCCGCCGAGGACAAGAAAGAAAGGTTGAGGTTGAGGCTTGTTAGCTGACAGGATACTGCGCAGTACGTGTAAACGTGAAAAGACAGCAGTCCTGGCGACTATAAAGTCCCGGTTTGGTTCGCGGACCATATCTCCCGTAGCTAAATGCTCCGTGAGACGGTCGTACCAGTACTGGGCATCACCGCGCTGGCGTCCGCCAGCGTAGTGCGCAACAGTCCCGATGGGGTCGGGGGTGCTGGCACACAATTCCATCGTCTGGGCCTTCATCGCCCAAACAGTGGGGTTGTTGGAACTAAATAAAATCCAGTAATCACCCGAGTCCCAAGCCAATTTAAGCGCGCTAAATACGCGCTCAAGATTAGGCCAAAAACCCAGACCAGGGTTATACTTGGCATCGACCAGAAATTTTCCAAGATCCAGAAGCTTTGCGCCCATCCCAAAAATGGGAAGAGCACTCAAGCTCAGACAAATCCCCACAATCCCTTGGAAGAATGGGGTGGATCCGAACTGAGAGAGCTTAGATGCCGTGGTAATAACCGCGGGCACATCTAGCGCTCCCTGTAGAACCAATTCCTCACCAAATGTCTTACCAAACCATGGCAGAACATCGGGCGACAAATCCTTCAGTTTACTAAAAGAAGGACTGCGTACGAAAAAGTAAACAATTGAAGCCAATTGAGTGAGTCGGCTTGATCGCTTACTCTTGCTATTGAGCAAGTCGTACACAGAAGCAGAAAAGACTAGGAGATCCACGTAAATACCGTGGTCCTCCATAGAGAATTTGGGAATGCTATCAGACAAAGATTGCAGTGGAATACCTGGACGGTTGTTAAGCGCCCGTGCGTAATTCCGGCACATTCCGAAATATCCTTCGTGCTTGCTGCACATACGCCTAAAATAGGCGACTGCGCCGCGTTCTCCTGCGTTTCGCTCTTTCGAACGGAACTCCTCCATGAATGTCAACATAGTGCTCTTACGAGCAAGTATCTTCGAAACACGAGGATAATCGTAGAAGGGGTACTCAATGAAGCCCCCCTGTAGCTCACACGTCAGCCTGGCCGAACACTTCGGCTGAGGCATCTCCACATTCACCACGCACTCAGCAGGCGTCTCCTCATCAGAGGAGCTGTCGTCAATCAAGTCAGGAGTGGGTAACACTCCTTCAGGTTGGGCACCACGTTCAATCGGCTTATCCGATCCAGGTGCTGGCTTTGTTTGTTGTGTTTTCGACACATGAGCGCCTTGTAAGGCGGTCAGCGTCACGGACGAGTGGTAAGTTCGCCCGAGGAGCCCAATCGCAATAGCGATGTTCTCCTCCGTAGCTAGGGGCCGTGGGTTTGAGTCCATGGTGCAAAAAGCAGGGGTAGGGGGTGGTACTTACGGTACCAATCGGCCCTTTACAGGCGTAGCACGCAGAATGGCGTGCAAGCACTTCTATTTTTCCTATAGATAGGGTCTTACAACAATTAGCACACAGAGTGGTGTGCAGTCACTTCTATTTTTCCTATAGGTAGGGTCCGAAGACAGGGAGGTGCTGCCAAAAGGCAGCACCAGGTGCTGCCAAAAGGCAGCACAAGCGCTAACGGCGCCACTCGGTGCGCTGGTCGAAACCAGCGCACTATGCCACCCGAAGGTGGCACAAGCGCTTACGGCGCCACTCGCCCTCTCAGGGAAAGGGGGGGGTAGGAATTACGCTTCCAATCGCGAGCAGTTTACTGCTATCGAGCCTTCACGGGGCTCAAGCGGGTAATTAGATGAACTACCAACCATACCGTGAAAAAGTTGTGAACAATTGGAGTGTTGAGCGCTCCAATCTCCTCAATAACCATGAGGGAAAAGAGGCTGGTCGCACCTCTCAACAGACTGCATGTTCACAACAAGAGGCTTGATCAAGAGGCAAATATAATGACTACAGAGTCACGCTCACTTCTCCATTATCCAAGAGGTATAAGGAGCGAGTCATACAACTCTGCAATCCGTCTATAGACGGTTGGTCAAACCTCTAGGCAATGAATGCCTGGACGAAAAAACGGACGGTACACCGCGCGAGTATCACATTACCGAGTTCTGTATCCCGAAAAAATCAGGACGGTAACCATCTATCTAGCCCGGATGTCACCACCCGGTTCATGCGGCCAACCCAGGGTAGGGCCGGGCGGTCCCATTTTCCCTCTATTTGGCCTTGCTCCAGATGGGGTTTACCTCAGCCGACCAGTCACCCGGTCGCTGGTGAGCTCTTACCTCGCCATTTCACCCTTACCCTGAACAAGCCAGGGCGGTATGTTTCTGTGGCACTATCCGTAGGGTCGCCCCTCCTGGGTGTTACCCAGCATCTTGCCCGAGGAGCTCGGACTTTCCTCTTTGATTTTACTCAAAGCGGT